CGGAATGCGTAAAGTTCCAGTTCTAGGTCTGGAATCTTGACTGGGGAACGAATCCCGTACTTGTGGTCGATCAATGGATGCTCTGACACTTGCTCTGGCATAGTTTGGCCTTGCATTAGTTCTCGCTGGACTTGACGGTCTGGCAAAGGAAAAATATGCCGTCGCAACTTGTTTCTTCAACCGGCTGTTGCCAGCCTTGCGATACCGTTCCGGTTGTCGTGAACGTCCCCGGACCACAGGGTGCTGCGGGTACTAACGGAACAAACGGCGCGAACGGGGAAAATGCGTTCTCGTATACGACCGCGTCGTTTGTAGTTCCAACTTTTGGAGCATCGGTTGTCGTTGCGGTTGCGAACACTTCGTTTCTTCCAGAGTCGGTTGCTGGACAATTTTTTGTATCGGTTCAGGGATGCGGCTACTTGCAGGTTACATCGGTAGACGGCTTGCTGGTAACCCTACAAAACCCACTTGCAGGCGTTCTCGGAATCCCAAATGCGATTCCTACGACGGTGATTCCTATTGGTTCACTTATCACGCTGTCGGGTGCAATTGGCGCTACGGGTGCGGCAGGAGCGTCTGGCGGAGCATCGTCCGCAGCGACGTACATTGTTCGAACTCCCGACGCATCGGTTCCGAGTGCGACGGCGCTCAATTCATTTTCATCTGGTTATCTCAAGACCCAAGGGTCGAGCGGATCTGGGTTTCTATCGACCGTCGCAACAGTTCCTGTCGGCGACATCAGCGGCGTGTTGCCGGTCGCAAACGGTGGAACGAACGTCGCAACCATACCTACCAATGGCCAACTGCTCATTGGCAACGGAACGGGATACACGCTGGCAAGTCTGACCGCAGGATCGAACATCACGATTACGCCGGGTGCAGGCACGATCAGCATAGCGGCCACGGGCGCTGCGGCAGCGTTCAGCTACGTCACGTTTACGCGGAGGGTGACTGGAACCGGAGCATCCGCTCCGAATATTGTTGGTCCTACGGCTGGCAGCAATCCGTACAGCACAACGACTTACGGGTCCGCATCCTACGTCAGTCTTGATAGTGCGTCAGGATTTACCGCTTCAAGCGGTCGATTTACGGTTCCATACACTGGATACTACAGGATTGACGCATATTTCAACCTTGTAGCAGATACTTCTACTGCAAGCGTTACTATTTACATTAGAAAACTTGGCTCAAATGTATTGTCGTCAAAATCTTTTAGTGTCACCAGCAGTGGATATCATCCGATTAGTTTGATGTATATTGATCAAGCATCTGCGATTACCGATTATTATGAAATAATTGTTGGAACTACGCAGACGCTGATTGTTGACAGCGGCTCCTCATTCTCTGTCCAACGGATTCAGGCTTAAGCCATGAGCGAACGCGCACCACGGCGGTACACGGATGGGTCTGTCACCTTTGAGGGTGGCATTGACGCTGGTGTGATGCCGTCTGAGGTGGACAAGAATCAGGTCGCCTTCGCGGTAAATGCCAGCTTTCGGCAGGGATTCATCTCTCCTCGACCCGGTTTCATCCAGAAAGATTACGACGTATGCTTGTCGATTACGGCAGACAGCACGCTCGTAACTGCGGATCAAACCAATGTCACGGCGGACGGCTACTCCGAGGAGTGCTACGGTTCGAGCAATTTGACCGGCGTCTTCCAGTGTGCGCTCCCATACATCGGCGACAACGGAGCGACGTTCATCCTGATGCTAATCAGTGGTAAAGTGTGGCTTTACGACTGCCTTCAAAACAGCGTTCAGAACCTTTCAGCTTCGCCCAATCTTGAGAACCCATCAAACATACTCGATGGCTGGATGGTTCAGGCGGAGAACTTCGTCGTCATTCAAGATGGCCAAAGCGCACCGCTGATCTTCAACGGATCAAGCCTGCGCCGCGCAACCACCGACGAAATCAAGTGCGGAAGAGTAATGGCCTACGTCAACGGGCGTATCTGGTACGCTCTTGCAAATGGATTCTCATTCAGAGCAACGGACATTGTTTATGGAGATGGCACGCGAGCGAGTGTTCTCAAAGAAACCGAGAACACCTTCCTCAACGAAGGCGGAGACTTTGCGGTTCCGTCGGATTCAGGAGGAATCACTGCAATGGCCGTCCCCGGCGATCCAGATACGTCGCTTGGGCAAGGTCCGCTCCTAGTCTTTACTCCTCGATACGTCTTCTCGGTTCAAGCTCCTGTTGATCGTGATACATGGAAGAACCTGAGCTATCCGATTCAGGCTATCAGCTTGCTAACCAGCGGTGCGCTTGGCGCTAGGTCGGCCATTACTGTCAACGGCGACGTGTTCTACCGCGCAGTCGATGGCGTCCGCTCGTTCATCATTGCTCGCCGCTCGTTCACTGATCCGGGGAATACGCCGATCAGTGGCGAGATTCTGAACATTGTTGAGAACGATCAAACCAGTCTTCTGTGGTCTGGATCTGCGGTCGTGTTCGATAATCGATTGCTGATGACCGGACAGCCTCGGTACAATGCCGAAGGTGTTATCCACAAGGCGCTGATGGTTTTGGATTTCGACCTGATTACGTCGATGCGGAAAAAGTTTCCTCCCGCGTGGGCAGGAATCTGGACTGGACTCGATGTGTTGCAGGTCTTGAAGACAGAGAGCGTTTACGGCGATAGGTGCTTTTCGATTGCTCGCGGCGAAAACGGAACCATTCAGATTTGGGAAATCAGCAAGGGCGACAAGTTCGACAACAATATTGCTGATGGAAAGAAGGAGATTCAGTGGCTGGTTCATACTCGCGCCTACAACTTCGAGATTCCGTTTGGATTGAAGCGGCTTGATTCGGGCGACATCTTCATTGATTCCTTGGATGGAGACGCTTCTTTCAATGTCGAGTATCGACCCGATCAGTACCCCGGATGGATTGAGTGGGCAGACTGGGCTGAATGCGCGACAACTTTGCAGTGCCAACCCGCTTGTCCGCTGGTCAATTTCCAGCCGCAGTACAGGCCGAAGATGCGCTTGCCGACTCCTTCGGATATTCCGTGCAATTCGAGCATCAGCACACCGACTCGAAACATGTACGAGGTTCAAATGAGCCTGACAGTTACGGGATATTGCCGCATCAAGAGCATCCGAGTTCACGCTTACGACGTTCAAGAACCTGCGGTGGGCGAGTGCCTTGTTTTCGAAGGATGCAAGACTCTTGATGCTTGCGACGTAAACCCGTTTACCTACACATCGGAATAGTATGCCAAACCTAACCTTAATCACGCTTACACCTCCAAGTCTTCCGGTGAGTTACTGTCCGTTGAACTACCAGAACTTGGCCAACGATATCATCGGAGGCACGCAAGCCGTTTTCAACAGCACGATTGGAAACTCGTTCTTCAATTTTGGACCGACGTATCCGGCGATCAACAATCGGATTTATCCGTGGCTTGATGAGGATGGACAGTGGTGGATTTTTGATCAGGGATTCTGGCTTCGTAAAAACCCAGTTACGGCGGCAAACGAGCGTCGCATCTTTGTCGGAACGACTAACGATCTTCTTTCGTACGACGGCGGCGATGGAACGGCTACGGCGACAAGTACAACTGGCCCGATGTGGGAAGTTGACACTGAGTTTGAAGCTCGCTTCCCGGTCGGTGTTGGAGCGTTTGTTGCGAGTGGTGCGGTTGTTGTTCAGGGAAAGGCGACATCAACATCAATCGTTGGCGAAGATCAACACAAGCTGACTGTTCCAGAGACTCCGTTCAACGAACACACGCATGGTGTTGCTCAGTTAATTGCTCCGGCAAACGACGATTATTACCTCGTCAACAAGTCTTGGAGCGGACTCGGTTCGTACCCCACACAGATCCTTCAAGGTGCTGCTGGAAGCGGTGGAGGCGGAGCTGGTCCGAGCATCACTACTGGTGATATCGGAACTACCACTGCCGACAAGACCGGAAACGATACCCAGAACGCTGTCGGCCACAACAATCTGCCTCCGTTCTACGGCGTTTACTTCATCAAGCGAACCATCCGAGTCTATTACACCAAATGAAGCTAATCGTTCAGGACATTCGCTCGACAATCGCCCGTGTAATCGGCGTCTGCGTCGATGACGCTCGCGTTTACGACTACATCAATCAGGCGTGCCGACGGCTTCTTCACAAGGGGTTGTGGGCAGGCGCGTACGGACGCTTCACGATCCACACGGTTGGAGGTTGCATCACTTGGCCGCGTCATATTGAAACCATCGAGTCCGTCGCTGATTGCTGCGGCGTAGGAACAGTTCGCAATCAATGGTTCGAGTTTCAGGAAAGCGGATACGGATTGCTCGGAGAGAACAATGGCGGGTGCGTCGGCAAGCAGCTTGTGGATCGTGGCACCGTGGTTTCTTACCGCGACATGTCCGGCGAGACGAATAGCTTCATTCGAGTCTATCCCGGTGACGCTTCTGACGTTGGTAAGACCATCACGCTGCAAGGTGTCGATCAGAACGGGCAATGGATTCGCACGCTGTCTGGCGGCGTGTGGATCGACGGCGAGAAGCTGACCCTCGCGTTGCCGTACGTTCAATCGACCAAGAAGTTCATATCGTTAACCGGAGTCATTCGTCAGGCAACCAACACGTCGAGCCGGTTGTACGAGTACAATGCGACGACCTTGCTGGAGCTTGATCTGGCAGTTTACGACCCTGATGAAACTTTGCCGCAGTACCGTCGCAGTTACCTGACGGATCGTTGTAACAACGACGAGGATAAGCCGGTGACGGTCATGGCGAAGATGCGCCATATCAACGCGACGAGCGTCAATGACTACCTCATTCCGCCGAGTCCTGATGCCATCAAGCTGATGGTCATGGCGATTCGTAAGGAAGAGAACGATTTGATTCAGGAAGCAGTGGCCTACGAAGCCAAAGCAGTTCAAGCTGTTCAGGAGCAAACCATGCAATACCTTGGGGACGCAGTCGCAACGATCCGTATGGTCGGCGTCGGACTAAACGGCGGTGGATTTTCCCAATGGTTCTGAACCAAAAAGAATAATTTATGGCATTACCATCATTACCTCCGGGGATGGGGACATCAGCAGGTGGATCTGCGCTTTCCGCTGTCGGAACACTTCTTGGCGGATTATTTGGTCCGAAAAAGGTCAAGGTTCCAGAGCTAAAGCCGATTGATTTTGCAGGAGAGCAGCGGCAGGCGATTCAGCAGAATATTGCATCGCTTGAGCCTGCAACCGAGTTGGCCACCAAGACGACCGCTGCTGAACAAGGTATTCTTGAGGCGCAGCTTCGTCGTGCAATTCCCGGTTACGATCAATTGATTCAACAGGCTGGAAAGAATATCGGATCAGCTTTGCGGGGCGAGGTTTCGCAAGACGTTGCTTCTCAGCTTCAACGATCTTCTGCTGGACGTGCGCTTAGCGGAGGCTATGGCGCTGGTTCGGGTGTTGGCAGGAATTTGGCTGCTCGCGACTTTGGCCTGACATCGATGCAGATCCAGAATCAAGGTCTTGCTCAAGCTCAGAACTTCATCCAGCAGCAGCGGACAATGGGCATGGCGCAACCGTTTTCGGTGAGCAGCATGTTCATCACCCCAAATCAGCGGATTGGATTTATGCAGCAACAGCAACAAGCTCAATACGCTAGGGATATGGCCGCTGCACAGGTTGCCGCTCAGCCTTCTGCAATGAAGCAGGCGTTTGGAAGCGCCATCACTCAATTTACTGGAACTACCGGAGGCGCGATGTTCCAGCGAGGACTTTCGCAGATGAGCGGACCGTCAAGCCCATCTTACTCGTACAATCCTCAGAACGATCCTGAGCTTTACTCGACTCCTCCAACAAACATCGGCGGACCAAACGATCCTTCTAACTGGGCATAATTTATGGCCGACCAATCTCTCGAAGCATTTCAGCTAGGCGCATCGCTCTACGACCGCGCACAGACGCAGAAGCGGATGATGGAGCAATTGCAGGTGCAGACTGCGGAGTCGCTACTCCAGCGGCAGGGCATTGAGCTTCAGAACAAGATTCGCGATAATGAACTTGCCAATGGAATTTCTGAACGGGCAAAGTTTTCCGCCGATCTTCCAAAGATTCAACAGTGGCAATCTGCATACGTTCAATGGAATGCAAAAGGCGATCCGACCGCTGCGTTTCCACCTCCTCCTTCTGATCTTCAAAGCGCGACTGGACTTAAGATGCTCGGAGACATGAGTGGGCCAGTTATTCAGTCTTTGCCTATGGCGCAGAATCGGTTTATTTATGAAAAAGCACTCACCAGCGAAACGGCAGCATTAAATAAAGAAATTGATTTTCTTACTGAAAACGGAAAAAGCGATATAGTTTTACAGTATAACGCAGGAATTGATCCAGAAACTCGCAAGATAAACCCTGAGTTCAGAAAGGCTATTTTTGACGCCGCTGCTCCTATTAGGCAAGAGCAGGCTAGATTGAAAAAACTTTCAACAATCGCGCTTGCAGGGCAGAGGAACACAAGAGAGGGGCTGAAGTCTCAGCTTGATTCTGGAGCTATTACCCCTCAGGAGTATGAAGAACTTTTGCCAACAGCTAGAACTGAAGGTGGAGTTGTCGCTCAACGTGCAGAAAAAGTAATTAAAGAATTTAAAAACCAAGGTTTAATTAAAAATGATTCCGATGAAAGTGAAGCTACTGCGTATTTGATGGGAGCTGAACAAGGTAGAACACCAGCTCCAGTTATTAAATCTCTTAACGCAGCGAATTCAGCGGTAATTGAACTTGATAATGCGTTTAAAAAATTGGAAGACTTTGAGAAAAAATACGGAAAAGGATCATTCAACGAGTACGTTGGACCTCTTGACAGCCCTATTTTTGATCTAAAAGGAAGATTTAAGACTCTTACATCTCA